AACAATATGACAAGAGAATTTGCAGAATTTTATTTACAATTAAATCGTAGGATTAAAGATTTGCATCATCGGGTTCTTAATCAGGACCATGTTGAAGCATACTTAATCTCATGCGATGTAACTGAGTTAGCACAAAGGGATTGAAAGATGTTGTGATGAAAGGCTTTCTCGCCTATGTTTGACCAAGGGAATAGATGGTCTATATGTTCTGCTTGGGTAATCCTGCCTTCACTTAGACACGCTAGGCATAAAGGATGTTTAGATAACTGTATCTGCCTTAGTTTTCTCCATTGGGCAGTCTGATACTTACTGTTGAATTCCTTGCGTTTAGGTGTGTCATTGTATCGCTTATGGTCAAAGGTATCTCGCCCACCATGATCCATGCAATATGCGTTGAACTTACTGCGTTCCCCTTTGCATCCCAACTCTAAGCACTTAGTGAACTTCGGGATTGTGGGCATCTCTCTCTACCAGATCACAGTCTTGAAATGTAGGCTTATCCATTGCTTCTAAGGCTCTAGCCATGTAAGTGCGTAAGGCTTCTTTGCTCTCGCCCATCATGGTTGCTCGGCTATGACCCCAAGGTTTACCATGCTCGTTATAAAACACTTCCCTAATTTCATAGTAACTAGATGCACCATCAGGCACTTCTAGTACCCTGAGATTCCATGTCATTTAAGAAACCTTAATTTATATATGGTGCTATCGATAAGGGTAGCAATCGTATCGATTTCGTTCTGTATATTGGACTCTTGGGGCATATTTTGTCTATTATCAGAAACATAATCCTTGAGCATCTCTAAGTAGTTCAATGGCTCACCTGTTACATTGGCAAACATTGTTGGGTAGTTATCGATCAGTTCACCATAACACCCTTGAATGGCTTCGGCTAGACCATCGACCAAATCGACAATCTCATCGTAATAAGTGCCTAGGGCTACATGGGTAGCGTAACTGGTAGTCTTTAGATGCATGAAATGGGTAATGGTCGCTGAATGTAGCAAGTTACCTATGAATTCACCACAACAATTTTTGTCCATTTGATTTTCCTCTTTATAGCCACTTGCATAAATGGCATTTGCTACCTGTTGAGCCTTGGCACGAGTAGGAAAAGGACCTTTCGATCCCCAATACCACCCTTTGTCTGTATGTCTAATTGGCATAATAAACCCATTTTACTGTGCATCGAGCAACTTGACTAGCCTTATTGCACTATCAACCGAATCGATTCGAGCAACTGTTGACCCTCTCCAATTCATCATAAACAATTCTTGAGCAGGTGTGAACTTAGATTTCTCATCTGCTTTGACTTCAACTAGACAGGTTATGTTGTTGCGACCCACTACCAGATCAGGAAAACCACCTGCAACCCTGCTTGTATCAAATACAGAACAACCCAAATCTCTAAGGGTTTTTACTATGTCTGCATGATTTGAATCAACCCTTTTAGCGTATGCCATTGTTTTTTAATGATATTCGGTTAATATAGGCTAACTTTACCATTATAGGTTATGTTATGGCACAAAAATCTTGTACTGATGAAGAATTTATTGCCGTTTGGAAAAAACTGCAATCTCCTGAAAAGGTTGCTCAAACTATTGGTCTTAGTTCTCGCAATGTAATGAAAAGACGAAGAATTATAGAAAACAAATATGACATAGTTTTAGATGCTTTATCTCCATCTGGACAACCTAAGATATACATTCCAGACGAGCAAATGCAAGCCAATGTAACGATTGATAATGGAATTATATTGGTTGGCTCTGATTGCCATTATAACCCAGAATACATAACTACGGCACACAGAGGATTTGTTGAGTTTGTAAAATATTTAAAGCCAAAGATTATTATTCTCAATGGAGATATAGCAGACTTTGCTAGTATTTCAGCACATCATCGCATTGGATGGCAAAAAGGTCCTACAGTCAAAGAAGAACTTGATGAAATTCAAGAAAGACTTGGGGATATTGAAAAAGTAAGACCTGCAGGTTGCAAATTAATGATTACTATTGGCAATCACGACTTGAGATTTTCGGGCAAATTGTCCAATGTACTACCTCAATATGAAGGCATTAAAGGTTTTGATATTGCAGACCACACAATCCATTGGAAATGGTATTGGTCAATTATGGTCAATGAAACTTGCATGATTAAACATCGTTGGCACAATGGTATCCATGCAGTTTATAACAACACAATGAGAGCAGGTACAAGTTTTGTTACAGGGCATTTACATTCTCTTAAAGTAACTCCTTGGACAGACTACACAGGTACACGCTATGGTGTAGATACAGGCACGATGGCTTGTATTAAGGATAACCAGTTCGCATATACCGAAAACAACCCTGTCAACTGGAGAGCCGGTTTTGCAATTTTGACTTTTATTAATGGCAAGATGATGCCACCTGAACTAGCAGAAGTTATTAATGAAGATGAAGGTTTAATTTACTTTCGGGGTCAACTGATAAAAGTATGAAGATTACCCCTGAGATTGTTCGCAATCTCTACGCATCCTTATATTGTTGCTACCCATTCTCAAAATGGGATTTACCTTTACCTGAAGAAATAGACTTTCAAATAACTCACGATACAGAAGTTATGGGAACTTACCTGCTAGATACAGGTGAAGAATATGAACACACAATTACTATTTCTTCTGCTCGATGTGGACACCTGATGACAGTCCTCACAACGCTATCGCATGAATGTGTCCATATGTCTTTTTATCGTCAAAAGGGTGATAAATGGATACAACATGGCAAAGAATTTAGAAGGCGATGCCACATGGTTGGTCAAGAACTAGGGTTTGATCCCTTGGAACTTTGATCCATAGGTAAGTTCAAGACTTCGGTCCAACAAATATTCCTCTGTAAGCCCGTACCGAAACTCAAAAGATCGTCTGCCAAGTCCATGAATGCCGGTATTTCCACGATGGTGTTCGGGACATAAGGCGATAACAGGGGCATTACTTCTTTTACCACCTCGTCTAATGTGATGTATTTCCGATGGCGAACCATATATTCCTAAATATTCGATGCATAAAATACAACCGAGATCAGCAAGTTTACGATAATGCTCTTTCTCGGCTTTAGTTGTCATTGCTTTACTTTGTTTGCATCTCTTTGCAATATATCTTCAAGTTCTTGTGCTAACTCAGTTACATCACATGAGATTAAGTATGCTTCAACATGGTTTTGACTAAGCACTCGATGATGCAAATCTTTAATCCTACGATTTAATTGTAAATAAACTTCTGCGAATTCTCTTGTCATATTGTTAACCTTTCTATTTGTCTGTTTGTTGCTTGTTGCGTTCTCCATACTTCAACCCTAAGTTGTGCCGCAATAAGCGACCATTTAAGTTTCTCGGCTTCTTCTGTTGCAATACCAATGGCTTTGCAAAGTTCCTGATATTCAGGGCTACGATAGTCTTCCCTTTCCTGCCCACCAATACTCGTTTCATCGGTCTGCGACATTTTAATCGTTTTAAGAGATGGTCTAAAATTTTCCAGTTCTGCAAGTTGCCCTTTTGCTTTTGCATATTGGCTCGCAGTCTTAAATATAAAGTCAATCGCTTCATTTGGGTCTATTTCTTTCATATTAATTTCATTCCATAGTTATTTACAACATCAGGTACTACCAAACCTTGTTTTTTAATTAGCCTGTTCTTTTTAAATGGTCTGTAATCTACATGGTGATGCCATCTGTTAAATTTCCACACAACTTTGGCTACATCTGGGTGCAAATCTTCTAGCATTTTAGATTTGGGCAAAGTTCCTTCTTTCTCATAGAACTCTTGTGTGTTGCCACCCTTAATTGTTTGTGTTTGTGCTTTTTCCTGCAAAAAAGTATTAAATTGGATTGTGCAGAACTTATCTTTTAATGCCCTAAGTGATAAATCTGTATCTTCATTGTATCTACCTCTCCACCTGTAGGGTATGTCATTTTTTATTAACAAACAGGAATAAATCCTAGTATTCATAATGTAAGGTGGGTGTTGTTGCTTAGACTGAACAAAGAAATCATAGTTAAAACCAGAAATAGCAACATTTTCATAACGATTTACAAAATCTTCAGAAGCCTTAAATATTGCACCTGATGTTACTTGCACCATCTTGTTTCGGTTAAGCCTGTTAAATACTTTGATGTTGTCATCCATAACCCAATGCCATTTAGCACCTAAAGCAATAGAATGTTCCCATGCAAAGTTTCTAGCAGGACCCGGCCCTTTGCTTTTACTGCTACCTAAATCATCACAGGTATCGTATTTGTCCTGATATTCGGTAGGCAAAATTAGTATCTTTTTTGGGTCAATTACATTTGCATAATCTTGATACTCTTGTTTCTCAATAATGATGTAATAAGGAATGTTGGCTTTTTCCAATGCTTTGCTTGTAAGCCTAGTATCCCATCTACCCTTAGACACGATATAAATTGGGTATTCAGGATTCATCGACATACCTTAAATGTGCAACCCTTCTTGGTTCAGCATAAGGATACCAAATGGTCTTTTGCTTTTCTGTAATTCTTTGATTCATCAGTTTTTCAAATTCAATTACATCTTCTTCATTGCGAAAACGAACATTGATTACCCTGTATGGTGTCAAATCTTCCTGAACAAACTCAGGCATATCTTTCCAATGCTCTCTCCAACCTTCCCCTAATTCCCCATCAAATAAGTCTGTCATTTGTTTGCCATAATGTAGAGTCCAACATTGCTAAAGGCATAACCGCTATATACAACTGCCATAGGCATATTGCCTTTAACCCCCTGCTCTAATGCTATATAAGCATAGATAAGACCAGTAACAATAATTAGCCAAGCACTCATTTTTTAATTCTTTGCCATATAACACTAATTGGCAAGGATTTAATTTCTAACCAACCAATATAAGTGCAAGCAAACATAATGAATAAAAAGAATGCAAAGACAAAAGCAAATGTAATAACTGCAAAAGTTGCTATAAATAAAGCAAACAAATTAACTATCGTAAATATCATTTCCATATACCCCATTCTCCTGTTCTGTTATTTTTAGCCCATTGATCTGCATAATCGTTGAGCAGTTCTTGTGAAATTTTGTGTTTAGATAAATACTCTCTCCACCAATTAAGACCTTTCTCTGATCTCCATTTAATCAACTGCCTGACGGCTGATCTGTGCTGAAAGTCTGGCTCGGTATTGACCCATAGATTCTCCTGCATATGGCATTAGTCCTAGTTCCCTGCCTTTTTCAATCGTGAGTTCGTCTGTCGAGTACCAAGGGAGTTTCGGTTTCTTGGCTTCTTTTGGGGTAAGGTCGATTTCGTCATCTGCCCTGCCTTGGTTGAGCCATGTTGCCGGGTGGGGGATGTATTCTTTTTCTGTACCTTGGAGTTTCCAGTATTTGATGTGGTTTGGTAAGGATTCCATTGCTTTTCGCTTTTCAGGCTCGGTGAGTCTAGCCCAAGCCCTTTGAGCAACTTTTTTCGCCACCTTCCTAGGATACATTTCATACCATACCTCAAACCCTTCCATTGTTTCTTCTCCAGTTCTATCGCTTCTTTTATTGTGCAAATGACACCTTGTTGCATTAAAAATTTGTGTGCTTCTTTGTCGTAATGAATCAAAACAACTGCTGATCCATCATCTAACTCTTTAATCATTTTTACTTTTATGTCCATAATATGCCATGTGCCTTTTCTATTAGTCGTGCAAATTCAAGTTGCCAATCTCTGTTCTGAAATTTTTTAGCCCGAATCATGTCGTAATAAATGTCCATAATCTGTTTGTCAGTCAATGGAGTTGATTTGTAAGCCTGCTCTCTATCTTCTGTCGTAAATGTTGTCATGTAATTTCCTATTTAAAATGGTGCATCTTCAAACTTAAACTTAACTTCTTTTTTTGGCACTACTAATGTATAGGACCAATCTTTGTAGGTCTTAATAATTTGCTCTGCTTCATGCTTAGTTCTTACCCATCGCATAACTTCACCATTCTCATCAAATATTGCGTAATGTTTTATCTTTTTCTTCATGTCAATGCTTTCTGATTTGTGCCTGTTCCATACCAGTTGCATAACCATTGTTCCAAATTTCTTCTAACTCTTTCTTAGTCATTGGCTTAGATTTAAAGTTCATATCTAACGCACCTTTTTGCTTTTTGTATTCTTTCCAAAAGGTTGTGCAGTATGCATAAATTTCAAACATTAATAAAGCACACATCATTGCCCACCATTGCCACGATGCGTTAAATACTAAAAACACAAACATTGCAGTTATGTATTTCACTTAACATTACCCCCATAAACTTGTGATTGCAATTCGTGTATCTGCTCACGCAATTTCATGCACTCATGTTCAAGAAAAGCAACTTTATCTGCATACACTTTTACCTGTGCATCAGCAGTTTCGAGCATCTTATACAACATAGCCATTCGTTCTTCTTTTTCCATAATTAATCTATCTTAATGCAATATGTAAAAAAAAGGTCAATTTATTTTTGACCAATTAAATTATACCTATATGGGTATATATTTTACATATACCTATAAGTTAACAAATTTGTTACAAATAGTATGTATAAGTAATATTTATATTACATTAAGTATTTAGTTACCCTTCTGTGAACGAACTTAGCCCAACCCAAGTTCGCCTTCAAAACTGTTACCCAACTGAGTTACAGAACCCGACAGTCGTTCAAGGAATCGGCACTATCTTCGCCACCGATCTTGGGCTATTACATCCTTTAACCCCTAGTAACCCTTGTATCTTGAACGCTAGTGGTTGGAGATGTCCCCATTCAAGACCTAAAACAGAAACTATTCTACACGCATTTCTTCTTTCGCCAACTCAGGGAAAACGATATGCCATGATTGGGGCAAAAGGTCTTTCCGAGTAATCAAGCCTTTGGATTCTTTTTCTAAGGTTGCCCCAAGAAATATGAATTGGCTTGCAGGAATGCCTTTTTTTCTCCACATTGAAACTGCAGGAACGCTTATGCCACATAGCCTTGCGACCTTTGTGCATCCCCCAAGTAAATCAATGATCTGTGAATCTGTAAGTTGTAGTTTATTGTCCATAGGCATTTATCTTAACCCTTAAATCCCCGATTTGCAACACTTGTTGACAAACACTTTAAGTAGGTTTAATCTTTAAATGCCCACATGGGTTTAACTAAGGAAATTATATGAATGAATTTGAACAGGAATTAGATGATCTATTTGATAGGTTAGATAAAGTTTTAACAAAAAACGACATGACCATCTTGCGTATTGCTTGTGGAAAAGCACCCAAGTGTTTTACCTCAAAGCAACCACATGAAGTTTTAAAAGATGTGTTTGATGATTTCGACAAAATATTTAGTGGAGTTAAGAAATGATATTGAATAAGCCAACTGAAGGAAAAGTAATGGAATTTAGAAATCCCGATGCAGGGTCGTATGTGGGTCGTTGCATATCAATTATTGATACAGGCACACAAACAACTGTTTGGGAAGGAGTGCAAAAACAACAACACAAAATTTTAATTAATTTTGAATTGTTTGGTGAAGATAGCAAAGGTGTACTAGAAATTGAAGGCAAGCCTTTAACTGTATATAAACGCTACACATACAGTAACCATGAGAAAGCAACATTGATGGCTGACTTGAAGTCATGGTTAGGCAAAGTTGAGTTGCCATTAGATTTCAATTCTTTGCTTGGTAAGTTTGCATTGGTAAATGTTGTGCATAACGAATTTCAGGGAAAGACTTATGCAAATATCGATGGCTTGACACAACTGCCATCTGCATTGGCTAAGGCTTTGCCTAATGGTTTTAATGAGCCATTTATTTATGGCATCAAGCAACACCCTAAAAACTTTGACAAAGTTTGGGGATGGCAACAAGAAATGATTAAGAAGTCTGCTGAGTTTGTGAATGTAGAAGCAAAAAGGGAAGCAGTAACTATTGATGATGATGTTCCATTTTAAAAAGGAAAGAACATGAAAAAAGCACTTGCAGTTTTCGCAACATTTTTTGTAGTTGGTTACGCAGTAGCACAACAAGCAAACTGTTGGCAACAATATGTTTGTGGTGGTGGTGGGTGTCAATGGGTAACAATCTGTAGGTAACAGGGGGTTTTTACTTTTAAGGAGTGCATACCATGAATAGCACGATTAAAGATACGATTGAAGCAAGAGCAATTAAAGGTCGCATTGAAGTTGATTATGATGATGAAAGACCAGTTATGGCTTTTACAGAAGAAGGTCTAAGGTCTGTCGTTAAAACTGCTATTCGGGTATGTGCTGACAGGTGCATCGATCCCGATGAAAGGGAACGAATGTTACAACTCGGAGATTAAATTTTTAGGGGGTAGTAAATGCAATTAAAGGAGAATAATGGACACGCTGAAGAAGGTGGGCATTGGTACAAGCCTACAGGTGATACTGCCTACCGCATCATTGGGGCAAATGGCAAAGAAAGAAACACAACTCTCGCAGATGCAAGAAAGATCGGACTATATCCAAGCACTACGACTATTATCGGATTGCTACAAAAAGCAGGGCTTGATACATGGCGGCAACAAAAAGTCCTTGAAGCAACCATTGCACATCATCGCTTAGAAGGTGAGCCTGACAAAGACTATCAAGCAAGAATCTTAGACTTGGCTAAGACTGAATCGCGAGAAGCCAGTTCGCGAGGAACGATGATTCATGCAATCATTCAGGGCTACTTTGAGAATGTCTATATGCCTGAAAAGCCCTTGTATGTCGATGCAGTTGTCATGGAACTAAATGAAGTCTTTGGTGAGCAAGAATGGCTTTCTGAGCATAGTTTTGCCCATCAAGAACTTCGGTATGGTGGCAAGGTTGATTTGCATTCCAAGGCAGGGATAGTGGTCGATATAAAGACTACTGAGAAGGATGTAACCCAAATTAAGCCATTCCATGAACAGATCATGCAGTTGGCTAGTTACAGGGAAGGGTTAAAACTAGGACCTATGGCTCGATGTGCCAATATCTATGTCAATGCCCTAACCAATCAGGTAAAGGTCATAGAACACGATTTAAACGATCTACAGGATGCTTTTGAATGCTTTAAGTGCCTACTTAGGTTCTTTCAGATAAAAAACAGGCTATAGCCCTTATAATCGATTTGGGTCGGGTTTATCGATGCATCATTACCCCCGATGCATATTCTCTCGGTAGGCTCGACCCACCCCAACTACTGTATATCCACACATTAGGGTAAACCCTATTAGGGTTTTTATTTCTTAAAAATGTTAAAAAGTGCTTGACCTGTTAAGCAAACTTAACGAAACTACTATTACTGCGACTTGCAGGGAAATTAATAAGGAAATTAAAATGCCAAAAATGAGATTAGCAGATGGTAGTTATATCAATGTAGCACCAATCATTGAGCATCCCGATGCTTATGCCAAGGCTACTAAGGCTCGCATTATTGCTAATGCCAATAAAACATTTTGCAAAACCTTTGAAGATTACCTTGATATTGAATCATTTATATCTAGTGGTCGTATTGGCAGAAAAAATGACATCACTATTTATGCTGAAAATTTTGTTGGTTCATTGGCAAGTGCTTATGACAATTATGGCAAATTGTCTGAAAAGCAAGTTTTAGCAATTCGCAAATGTATCGCTGATCGCAATGCTCGTAATGCTGAACGCAATAAAGCCATTGAAGAACAAAAGGCTCGTTCTGCTTTTTTGGGTGTTGTTTCTGAAAAGTTAACTGCAAAAGCAGTTGTTGATTCAGTCATTGTTACAGATGCAAATAAATTTTCTTACTATGATTCTGATACTCAATACACTTATTTAATGCGAGATGAGCAGGGCAATCGTATTGTGTATAGAACTAAATCTCGTTTGCTTTACAAGTTTGCTTATAGCAAAAAATGCTTAGAAAGATTTCAAAATATTACTAGGGAAGGTAACTCAATAATTATTCATGATGATGCTTTTGTTTCAATCAAAGCAGGAATGACTATTGAATTTACAGGTAGCATCAAAATGCACACAGAATACAAAGGTGAAAAGCAAACTGTTGTTCAAAGAATTAAAGTAACAAGCCTAGAGTTTAAAGAAGGTGCAATAAAACAAGATTTTGATAAAAGAGAAGATTAATTAACAAAGCCCCCTTCGGGGGGGCAGAAAGGAAATTGTATGCAGGATTTTCGTGGAGAATGGATTGATATATTGGTAGGTGCATTAGCAGGTGTGTTAATGTTTGGCATACCTGCCATTGTCTATGTGTGGAGAACAGGGGGCATATCGTGAAAGCATTTGCAAGCAATATGGACCTACGAGATTACTTTGCATCCAAAGCATTGCAAGCAATCATTCAGACATATAAAGGTGAAGATACTGAATCGGCTTGTATTACTGCGTATGAATATGCAGACAGTATGTTGAAAGTTAGAGATGGTCAAAGTTCTACTGACTGATACAGAAGTTCAGATTTGTCAAATCATTGGCAAAATTAGAAACATTAAGACTTCTGCATTGTGTGCCGAGCAAATACAATCTAACAAAGACCCTATGCAAATATCTATTGATGGGGTTTTGTCTGAATACATGATTGCCAAGCACAAAGGTTGGTTCTTTGATTTAAATTGTGATGTGCGTAAGTTTGGTGCTGACCTAATTGCACCAACAGGTCATAAGATAGATGTTAAAAGCACACGCAGAAAAGATGGTGGCATGAATGTGCGTATTACTCATGCAACAAAAGATTATGATTTTTATGTATTAGTAGAGTTGGATGAGAATGACAATGGCACTATTGTTGGCATTGCACCAAGAGAAGTTGTAATAGATGATGAAAACAAGAAGGTTAGTAACATTACAAACCAAGCATACTACCAAGTTCCAAGGTCTAAACTAAAGGAGTGGAAATGACTATAAAAGATATTCACTATAACAATGGCAAAGTTTTAATTGGCTCTGCTTATGATCTAAATCCATTAAAGCCAAAGTATGTTGAGAAAGATCACGATATGTTGGAAATACAATCGTATCTAATCTACGATCCTAGAGTTCTTAATCGCAGATATTGGACCGAAAAAGGTTTATTGATTCTTGGCTTGTTTATAGTCTTAGTAATATTTCTCAAGAGTTAAACAAGGCTCGTTCATCATTCCTTCTGTTTTGCAATCCTTTAAGGATTTTGCCACCTGCCATAATGTATTTCAGGAACTCAGATGAAGCCCCTTCAAAATCTTGTCGATTAATTTTTTGACGAAGGGTGCTTCTTTGTAGTGTTCCCAAACCAACATTAAAAGCAAAACTGACAAGAGCATCGAACTGACCTTGTGTAAGACTAACAGGACAGTATTGCTCGACACCTCGTTCAAACCTAGCCAAATCTGATTTAAGAATTGCATCTACTTCTTCCATTGTGAATGTTCTGTTATCTTCAGGTCGTAATGGTACTAGCATCCTATCTTCCATTTTTAATCGAGCCTGTTCGGGATATAGTACATGACCAATACCTATTGTCCAAAGGTTAGCCGGGCATCGATAAGCCTTTTGTCTAACACCTTCATGGTGCTTAATCATTGATATTGCTTTGTCAGATACTTTCATTTCTTAAATGCTTGTGTGCCAAACCAAAATGAAACAATGCTTGCCCAAATGATTTGTGTTTCATCATCCCACAATAAATTAAGTGCTACATCAAAAGGTACATCATCTTTTGCTGACTGCTTTAATTCTTGCATTGTGTCATATCCTCTTGTATGCACAATATCATCATAGAATCTAAAGCCATTTGGTAAATTTAGAATAAATCCTGTATCACCATCAGAATCAACATCACGAACAATATTTAATTTGTATTTCATGATTTCCTTTCAGCCCCCAGAGGGGCTAAGTAATTATTTTTGAATAGTGTCGATACGATAGTATTTGGAATTTTTTGCAAGGATAATTTTGCAAGCCTGATTGATGGTTACTGGAACAGACCATTCTTTCCATGTGTTTGTGTAATCATCAAACTTCATTACTACACATTCTTTTTTGCCTTGACCTTTGCGTTTCATTTTGATTTCCTTTTTAATTTCCCTGCACATCGCAGTAACATCAGTATCATTAATTTTGCTTAACATTGCAACAACTATTTACTAGGGGTTTACCCTAATGCCCAATACCCATAGACCATCTTGTCTGAGCAATCCCAAATATCGTTAGGAATGCCATCTATAACTGCTACATAATGACTTGCTTGTCGTGCTATGACTATCCCTTTGGGCATATCGCTACACCTTGCTTTTCTTCCAAATAAAACTTTACCTTCTGAATTTTTATACCCTTCAAGAACTTTAAAAGTTGGTGCTGAGTGCCAAACCCACCCATGCTTTTTAAGGACTTCTGAATACACATCTTTATATATGCCATTCCTAGCAGACTTGGCATAGCCTTTGTCTTTATTGGCTTGGGCTAATTCGTCATAAGCAGTCTTGTAGTCGATGCCTAATGCTATTGCCATTGCCCTAGCCCCACAATCACCTGCATTGCCTTTGTAGCCTGCTTGTGATCTGCCACCATCGTTATAAGTAAATTTCATGATTTCCTTTCAGCCCCCGAAGGGGCTAAATAATTATTTTTGAATAGTATCGATGCGATAGTATTTGGAATTTTTTGCAAGGATAATTTTGCAAGCCTGATTGATGGT